AATATAAACACAACAGGTGTATTTGCAAATACATTAAGCGCAACAGGTAATGCTAATATTGGAAATATAGGTGTAGTAGATATTACTACTTCCGGAAACATTTACATAAACGGAACTACAAATAGCACAGGTGGTTTAGGAACTGCATCCAATGGTGCATTACAAGTTGCAGGTGGTGTGAGTGTTCAAAAAGATTTAAATATAGCCGGGAATACCACTACTGCAAATGTTTTAACTAGCAATCTTACTATGGCTAATGCATCTATAGGTGCAAATGGCGCAATAAGTTGGACCGTTAGTTCTAAACTGTACAGTACAAGTAGTGATACTATATTAGAACTAAGTGGATCTGCAGGATCAAATTTAAATCACGGAAGCAATAACTATGTAGGTGTTAATGCATCAGGTGCTTTTATAAAAACCAATAATGCTAATATTTGGAATTTTTATGCAAATGGAAGTTTGTCTGGACCAAGTAACGTGTTAAGTGTGATAGGTAATGTATCAGCTGGTACAACTTTAATCGGCAATGTTTTGTCAAATAATATTTCAACAGGATCAAATGTAACTGCAGGTACTATTACAGGTAATTGGACATTAACAGCAGGCTCAAGATGGAATGCAACTTATGCTGACTTAGCAGAATATTATGAGTCTGATAAAAATTATGAGGCAGGCACTGTTTTAGAATTTGGAGGAGAAAAAGAAGTTACACTAGCATCTAATGAGACAACAAAAGTTGCAGGTGTAGTATCTACCGATCCTGCATATGTTCTAAATTCAACATGTCCGGGGGAATTCACAACACCAATAGCATTACAAGGTCGTGTACCTGTAAAAGTTCTCGGTAATGTATCAAAGGGTGATATGATGGTATCAGGTGGTAATGGTTTTGCAAGAACAGCACATGATCCAAAGATGGGTACAATCATTGGCAAATCGTTAGAAAATTTTAATGGTCTAGAAGGTATCATTGAAATAGCAATCGGCAGACTCTAAGAATAAATATAATATAGGAATTTAAAAATGGCATCATTTTCATACACAGCAACGTCATCAGTTGCAGCATCAGCAAACATTACTACAGATAAAGTACAAATAGCGACTACAAGTAGTCCTATTCAGTATACAACTAGTTTTCCAAATGTAGCATTAACAGGCACAATTACTGCTGCTACTAATACTGCAACTGTATCAGGTTCTGGTACTACCTTTTTGACACAACTAAATGTTGGTGCATGGATTGGCAACACAACAGGAACTACTGCAGGAATTGTAAAATCAATAGCTAACAACACAAGCCTTACATTGACTGCTAATTCAGCGGTAGCAATTAGTGCTGCTACAGCACGATATAATCCATATGGTGTTGCCTACACCGTAGCTTCTGCTAATAGTACAATCATTCCTGCTGATACAGTTAATAATAGTATTATTGTAGGTCAAGGAAATATTGTGTCATTTATAGAAGTAACAGGAGTTACATCTGCACCTTTTACTATTACTGAACTTGGTGCACCTCACGCTAATACAGGAACTACTGGTGTATTCCCCACACCAAATCTAGGTGGCCCAACCACTTAATTTTTAGAGTTTTTAACTAAATACATCATACACTCTCATTCGGAGAGTTTATGCAGTTACCCACTGCGTAGCGGCTAGAACCCGCTAAATTTACAAAGGAAAAACAAATGGGACGTCCTCTAAAAATCGCAAAGGCTCAAGCAGTCTTAGAAATTACTGATACAACAGCCGCAACTGGTGCAATTACAGTAACAGAAAATATTTCAGCTGCTCCGGCTGGTTTGAACATTCTTATAGGAATGACATTCACGGTAGCATCTAGTGTAGGTAATCTAGTAGCCGGTACAACATATTGGGTTTATAGCATTATTGATGATAATAATTTTGTAGCATCAGATACATCACCCCAACTATTAACAACTGTACCATTCACGTTAGCTGATACAACTGGTGGCAGTGTAGCCGCAACGGTTGGTATAGTTGATTCTGGTTTTAATAATCCAGATGGTTCAAATACAGCCACTAACAGTACAACGTATGGTGTTGTAGGTGGAAACACTTCAATCTATGGTAGTCAAGTTCTATGTAATGTAGCATTTGGTGTTAACGGTACAGGTAATGTATTTTCAAGTACAAGTAGTAACAACGTTGTTGGTTTAGGTACTGACTTTGCTAACGTTGCTACAGGTACAATCTTGTTTGCAGTTGATGCAAGCAATAACGTAAATCTATTAGGTACTACTACATCAACTGCAGGTAATTTGGCTGTTGTTGTTGCTAACGCTACTGCTACTGGCAATGTTATTCGCACTTCAGGAAATGCACAAACTTTAACTGCAAATACTCCAGTAACATTTAATGCATCATTCAGTGGATTAACTGCTGGTAATACATACTGGGTCGCTACTATTGCTAATGCGTCAGCATTTACGGTTTCATTAACACCGGGTGGTGCAAACGTTGGTTTAACAACAAACGCAAGTGTTACAGCAAACGCTATTCAAAATCGTGTTATATTAGGTGCTGTTTCAGCTAATAACGCAAGCGGTTCTACTGGTTACGGTGATCCATTCATTCAAGCATTACCAGAAGCAGGTTATATTGTTCGTCAAAAAGGCAAAACAAAATATCTTGTACAAGGTACTGTAACTAATATTCTTGGTGCGGCTTATACTGCAAACGTTGCGAACACAGCGTTAACACCAAACACAGTTAGTATAATTTCTACTAACGCAGCATCTGGTACTAATTATATTTCATCATTGAATGATTATCAGTCTGAAGTGTTCCCAACGCAAATTGCAGCAGGTTCATTAGCAGCCGGTACACTATATACAATTTATAGTTCAGGAACAACTAATTGGACAGCAGTTGGCGCAGCCTCAAATATAACGGGTATTACATTTACTGCTACAGCAAGTGGTTCAGGAACAGGTACTGCGATATTAGCAAACTCATCAGGAGAAACAACTTCTCAAGCGAACCCAGATGTTATTGCAACATTCGGTACAGCATATGCAGCAAATACATATCCAGGACAACCTAACCCAATCGTAACTATTAACAACGCTTAATTAAATCATGGCAGAGGTAATTAAAATGACATCTCCTTCAACTGAAACTGATGTTGCAGTATTGCAAATTCAAGTTAAGAACATTGATGATAAAGTTAATGAACTTAAAGATGACGTTAAGGAAGTGAGGGACGCACTAGAAAAGCACTCCGAAGAACATTTAAAATTGTTCAAGGAGATGACAGCCACTAGTGCTGAAGCTCATAAAGAGATGTCAGAAAAAATCTCTGCTATTGAAAGATGGCGATGGATGATGATGGGAGCAGGAATAGTTCTTGGAGCAATGGGCAACAATATGTTAGGCTCACTACTAAAATAAAAAAGAGGCTTAGGCCTCTTTTTTTGTAAGTGCTTTTAATTTTTCTTGTACAACATCAATATTAATTGTACTAAACAATCCAGGGTGTAATGGTTTTGGATAATGATTATCTCCTACCCATGCATATCCGCAATGTTCTTCATTTAATGTTGGTGTAAACTCTTTATCTACTATACAAAAAAATGTGTGGTACGTAAAATTATGATTAACAAATTTTTGTATTGGAATTAATTTTACTTTTTTAGGGAAGTATCCAATTTCTTCTAAGCATTCACGTTCAATACCTTCCATTAATGTTTCTTCACTTTCTATTTTTCCACCAGGTATCCCCCAAGTAACTGGGTTCTTATCATCGGTTCTTAGTAAGTAAAGAAAGCGGTCTGTTCTTTTGCTATAAAAAAAGACGCCTGCTGCTGTATTCATACTATGATTTATCATAGTATTAGATAACTATAGAATAATCACCTTGGTCATACCAACCTTCATACGATTTCATCCACACTCTGTCTGGTGTATAACGATATTGTATACTTGTTGTTAAGTTAGTTACATACTCAACAGTTGTTGCGGCATGACTATCAAAACTAACTACCCAAGCACCTTCAGTTACATTATATTCAATAATGTCATTTGCATTGGCGACTAACTCTCCCCATGATACAGTACTATCACCATCATATCCTATTGATTCAACTAGTAAATAACGTCTACCGGGAACAGGTCCTGGTAATCCTGCATTAGGTCCTGTTAATTGAGGATTGATAACACTATTAACGGGTAGTAATGTATTCTGTGGCAACGTATCAGCATCAATGTTGAATATTAATAATCTATCATCCATTGGATCAGGAACAATAGTGCCTACAATTTCTGTATCCATAAAAGGATTCTGCAACCATATTTGACTAATACCGGGACGTATTGTTCCATATACATTTAATAAACTAGTCCAATATAAACTAGTGTTAGGTGGTTGTGGTAAATTCAAATTAATATTTGATGGATAAAAATCTTGGTCTGCTGGTAATAATTGTAAAGTATTGCTTATCAATAATAATTTATATCCATATGGTGTTATCTTTTGACGAGTACCTAATAACAAATCATCATTCTGTATATCTTGTAAAGCAGTTCCTTTATGAATACTTGCAATAATCTTTTCAATAACACCCATTTTCTTAAGTTTACTTGCTGTACTAATCCATATTGGCATATAGAATTTCCATGTCATAACATCAATAGGATTACCTGTACCTACAGGTATAGTGCGACTAGTAAATGTTAATCCATCTTGAAATACTGCACTTAAACTAGTCCAATCAATAAAGTTATCAGTACTTTGAATCTCTAATGCCGGATTAAACAATGTACCAAGTTGTTCTATCAATTCTAATTTTTGTTGATAATTTGTAGTCCAAAAGTCTACACTAATTCTTAACGTATAGGGCACGGGCATTAAACGTTCAACTGTAAATGCCTGACCTTGTGTAGTTTCATAACTTTGTGTATCTGCATTATAAGCACGTTGACGAACATTTATCTTATCAACAAATGTAGGATCTTGCATCCACTTTTGATTATATTCTAAAGCATTAATATAATAAGTTATTAAAGGTGCGCTAGGTAAATTACTTGAACTATTATTAGCAATAATTGTACTAGCCTGTCTGCTACTGTCTCCATACATAATAGGCACACGAAGATATATAGGATTACCTGCAGGATCTTTTCCTTTAGTAACTTCCCAATTACTAAAAATTTTTGCAAATTGAATTAAAAATCTGCGTATCTGATTGTCATAAAAATATGCTGCCAAAGTGTTCTCCGAATTATACTACTGGTGGAATTGCGTCCGGTTTAATTGTCAATATAGTTGACAATCCTTGTTTTTCTGGTACAACAGTTCCGGAATCATTTGAGTAGATTACATTATCATTATTTATAAAGCCTGATAGTAATGACTTATCACCTGATGTAAATCCAGTTTGTGTTCTAACATTCTCTGAGATACGAACCCAAACAGCACCATTCCATATGAATAGTAACTGTGGTAAATAATCAATTCGTAAAAAGTAATCTCCAACTTGTGGATTTTGCGGGAATGATATACCTGCTCCTGTTGGGAATCCATTAGGTGCAGAATCAGTTCCAGTTAAGTAACCTGCAGTATATCCAAAACTTCTTGGGCTACTACGTGCAATATATTGGAATCTAGGATCACAATCAGCACGATAATCCATTGTGTCAGGACCATAAGGTTGTGTTCCAGTAAAGTTAGGTGCTTCAGGATTTTGGTCTGCTGTTGCATATGTATTATCAGCAGTACCATAAGGTCCTGTAATTGGACCTAAACTATCAACTGTTAATACCATGTCACCAGATACACGCCCTGATCCAGTACTTAATGTTTCTGCTGGCAACTGTAATAGTTGTAAGTATAATGTTGATCCAGTAGTAATAGGAGTAATACCTGCATCTAATGTCATTGTACTAATAAAAGCTGCTGTTTGCCAAGGTATACGCAATACAGGACTATCATTTACATATTGTGTGTTTGAAACAATTTCTACAGTTGTTGCCGGAGCACTATTTAATGTTGCAACAACACTTATAGGTGGTGCAGGCTGATTATATTTACCTGATGGTACACCGTTCTCTGAGAACTCACCGTATGTAGGAACAATATATAAGTTGCTAGTATCGTATCCTGACTTAGGAACAATTCTTTCTGCTTCTCTTAACGCCGCATTATTAATTGCAATATTTTTATTGTATGTTGCAAGTATATCACGTAGGTCTTGATTTGTATCAAGTTGCCAATATGTTTCATTGGGTGGATAGATTCCAGCA